GTATGAATATCGCAACAGATTCTCTTTCCGAATTAACCGACGAAACATTCAAAGTTAATATTTTCAATATTGGCTCTCTAATTGTTTTGGCAAGCTCCCAAATTATTAGTATAGATGGTAATAGTCAGATAGTGTTACCTGGCACTAATTGGGTTCAAAAAGGCCCAATAATATCATCAGCCAACACTAACGGTAATTCAACATGTGTTAGTGCGGATGGCAATGTAGTTGTAACTAGCGGAAAGACGCAAACTCAAGCATTTATTAGCGTAAATAAGTGGAACCCTTCAAATAGTACTTGGACTAATACAAAGATATACCCTCAGTATAAAGATCTCAATATGCAAGTAAAAATAAGTGATGATGGTAATAGTATAATATTTGTTTATACTACTGTATATAGCTTCAATGGAGATTACTCGTCTTATGCTGGTGTTTATGTTTACAATGGCGCTAATTGGGCTTTACGAGGCCCAATAATATCATTACCAACTGGCGGGAGGGCCGCTAATATTAATATAAGTGGAGATGGGAACGTTATTGCCATAGGTACGCCAGAGGACACGTCCCCAGAGCAAGTGGGCGCTTCATTTCGAGTCACGGTTAAAATTCTTAAATGGAGTGGATCTAGTTGGATTAGCAATAATATAAGCAGACTTTCTGTGGCCCAAGAAAGTTTCCAGTTTGGAGCTTGCATTGCTTTAAATTATGTTGGCGATGTAATTGCAATCACCACAGAAAGCACTGGTTCGGGAGTAAGAATCTATAAATTAATAGATAATATATGGCAAGAATCTAGCGGCCCGAATTACTCGTTCGGCGTTCCATACTCGTATGATGCTATAACCAATGGTGCTAATGACATAATAGAACTTAATGCAAAAGGAAATATCATAGCAATTACCAAGTATTTTCAATCGTCTGGTCAACCTGACATCCCTAGAATTGAAGTTTATAAATGGAGTGAGGCCCAAACTGATTGGTTGAAATTGGGCGACTATATACCAGGGGGAGCGGAATATAGTATTTCCGATCCAGACATGTCTATGTCGATGGACGGAACCGCTTCCCGAATAATCTGGTCAACACAATTAGCGGGTGCTGGAAATAATAGCGAATCTTCAATACGTGTGATTGATTGGAATGGATCAAATTGGGTGCAAACCGCCACCATAGCTCCTTCTCCCGCAAATAGTAATAATGGATTCGAAATTTCGCTTTCTGCGGACGGTAAAACAATGGCGCTTGCTGACCCTTATAATGATAAAGTTACAGTATATACTACAAATGTGTTATAAATATTAATAATAATCTCTTGTGTATTTCAAACGTGAATGCCAATTAAGAAGGTTTTAGTGTAATTATTACAACATGGCCATTAAAAAAGCTGCGAAAGTGAAAAGGAAAGAGATCGATGTCGCTGACATTAAAACATTATTAAATCAGCCAATAAAATTCAAATCTAAAAAATTTAAATTTACTGAAAAACAAAAAGATCTACTGGAGATAATTTTAAACCCCGAAAATAAAATCATATTTATTTCAGGACCAGCTGGAACCTCAAAAACATATCTATCTCTTTATGGGGCATTACAATTAATGCAACAGCACAAAGAAAAAGATCTTATTTATATAAGAAGTATTGCGGAAAGTGCTGATAAAGGTCTAGGTTCATTACCTGGAGATATATCAGAGAAGTTCGATCCGTTTTTAATGCCGCTTTATGACAAACTTGAAGAAATTATTCATGCTGGAGATGTGGCATTCCTAAAAAATGAGGGAAAAATAGCTGCAGCGCCAATTAACTTCCTAAGAGGGGCAAGTTGGAGAGATAAATTGATTGTTGCTGATGAGGCTCAGAATTTCACATTCAAAGAATTAACCACTTTGATTACCCGTATCGGGGAAGATACTAAAATTATTATTTGCGGAGACTTTATGCAAAGCGACATCCATCACAAAGGCGGATTTAGTCAAATGTTTAATATCTTTAATGATCAGCAATCTACAGAAAATGGAATATGCTCATTTTCTTTTGACGAATCAGATATTGTCAGGAGTCAAATATTAAAATTTATTATTCGTAAGCTGGAACAACAATAATTGTGTAATTATATAAAACAGTAAATCTTACGCCCAACTGCGAAAAGTAAATTAAATCATAAAAGATATACTGTTTTTTTTTAAAAAATTAGAAAAAATTAAAAATATACTTATAAATAATAAGTATGAATCATATATTTTGCTCTAATTGCGGGAATAAGATACAATATAATCTATCAAAACCAAACTTTTGTGTTAAGTGTGGCTCTGGACTATCTTCTTTGGCGGCTTCCAATCAAGTCCTAAAGAATAGAAATGAATCCGAAATAGATGTTGATCTTGAAGAAGACGAAACAGACATTGATAATGTTCCAAGCCTAAGAAGAATTGCTGTTGAAATAGAAAATTTCTCAGAAAATAGTTCATTTACACTGGGAAATTTATTTGGAACACCAACACAAGCTTTTAAAGTGCGTAGAAATCGCTCTGTAGACGAATTTATTGATGCAAAAAAAAGCTAAACACAACTTTGAAGACTATATTGATGTAGTTGACTCCGCAATCAAAAAGCAAAAATCAAAATGGCAATTAAATGCAATAAATTGGTTCGATTTTGATGATGTGGAGCAGATAATCAAGATTCATATCCATAAAAAATGGGAAATGTGGGATCAAGAGCGCCCATTAGAGCCGTGGATAGGGAGAATTATCTCTAATCAGATTAGAAACTTAATTAGAAACCATTACGGCAACTATACAAGACCCTGTAATAACTGCCAATTCAGTTTGGGTGATAATCAATGTTCTGCGACTGCAAGTCATCTGCAAGATGCTCAATGTAAACTATATGCAAAATGGGAAAGTCAAAAAAAAATAGGATTAGAGTTAAAAACAACACTATCCACAGAAAACCACATGAGCGAAATATGCTCATATCCAGATAATGATTTTTGTTATGAATCTTCTATTGATAAATTGAATGTATACATGGAAAAAGAACTTAGCTTAACTCATTATAAGGCTTACAAAATGTTATTTTTCGAAAAATGCGAAGAAGAAGAGGTCGCAAAATTCATGGGTTATAAAACTAATGAAAAAAAACGAAAAGCTGGCTATAGACAAGTAAAAAATCTTAAAAAAATATTTAAAACTAAGGCCGAAGAGATAATTAAAAAATTTGACATTATAATTCATGAATCTCACTAAAGAGCAACAGGAATTTCTCATAGAAGAGGCAAAAGTTAATACAAATTTAAATGAATTAACTCAAAAATGCTTTAATAATGAAAGTTTAGATGGCCGATCTAAAGAAGGTCGGTTAATTCGCCAATTTTTAATTGAAAATGAGATTAAATTTGCAACAACTCGCCGCCCCAAGAAAGATGAGATTGAATTTTCGCAACAAGAAAAAGATTTTATCATTCAACAAGCGGAAACAGGACTGTCTTCTTTAAGAATAGCTGAAATAATTTTTCCAGATAGAGATATAAAGCCATTAAGCAATGAACAAAGATGTGTTTTAGAGGCTATTAAAGAAATTAATCCAGATGTTATCCCATCACAAGATGTAGGGCTATTAACGAGTTATATAGCTCCAAAATCAACATCTAGAATAATTAAAAAGATTAATGACGCAACTGGTGGAGATCTTCAAGAAGATAAACTTAATCGTCAATATAAAATCAGAGCTGAAAAACTAGGTATTAACTTAAATAATTCAAGATTTATAAGAATTATGAATAATTACCTGTCAAGAGAAGATAGAGAATTGTTTGAACAGGAATTTATTCGTTTAACATGGGATAAGCCAGACATTACTGCTGATGAGATTAACTTATATCTTAATGTTTGTAAAGAAATTATTAATTTGGAAGTCGTAAGTAAACATTTGAACAAACTTAATGAATTGTTTGATGAGGCTAATGATCAAAGCGACATGACTAATAGATTATCAGAAATCATTAAATCAAAAAGCGGAGAATATCATCAATGTGAAACACGAATAGAAAACCTTACAAAAAAACTACAAGGTGATCGCGCCGAAAGGATGAAAAGCAAAAACAAAGAAAATGCTTCGATTTTATCAATAGTTCAATTATTTCAAGAACAGGACGAACGCAATAATATGGTTCGTATTGCAGAAATGCAAAAAGAATTAGTCAGAGAAGAAGCTCACCGTTTGGAGGGAATGTCGGAGTGGAGAGCAAGAGTATTGGGAGTCCATCAAGATGATGTCATTTGATTGTAAAGAATGTAATGCATCGTTTGATGTATTAAAAAGCTTACACGCTCATATCAAAAAACATGATATGCTGCTGGGCGATTATTATGTCAAGCACTTTCAAAGAAAAAATAAACTAACTGGCGAGCTTTTGCCATTCAAAAATTATGAAGAATACTTTGAGAAAGATTTTTCACAATCTCATCAATTAAAACAGTGGTGTGATACCGCACCATTTGGTGCTGTAAAAAGTTACATAATTGATCTTCTTAAAAAAAGAATAAAGAGCAAAAATTTAAAGTCAGCATTAAGTTCTGTTGAGCTTTTGACTATTGGCTTGCCAGATATTGATGTTTATAAAAAATATTTTGGCAGTTATACGGACGCATGTAAAGAGTGTTTGGTCGAACCCATGTTCAATTCAAAACTGCCAAAAGAATTCTGGAATGATTATTCGAATATTAACATTTTAATAGATACGAGAGAGCAACAACCATTAAAGTTTAAAAAATCTACTATTTTAAAATTAGATATAGGAGATTATGCAGTTACTGGAGATAATTATAATTATACTCATGTTGATAGGAAATCATTTGCTGATTTTTGTGCAACTGTAACTAACTCATGCAATAGATTTGCAAAAGAGTTGGAAAGATGCAGAAGTTTGGGTTGTTATCTATTTATTGTTATAGAAGCTCCGCTACATTCGATGGATGATTATAACAAACAAAGCTATAAGAAATTTAATCTTAAATATGTCTTTCATAATATGAGGGAATTGCAAAGAGAGTATGGGGACTGCTGCCAATTCGTATTTAGTGGATCTAGAGATCTAAGCGTAGAGCTTATCCCTAAATTATTAGTATTGGGTAAGTCATTGTGGAAAACGGATATCCAATATTTTTGGTCAAAGAAATTATAAGTTATGGCTTGGGAACACGGAATACAAAAAAGAAGAAAAACTTTTCCTGATATTAATAAAGAAATATTAGAAAAAGAAGGTTATATTGAAGAACACGAAGCTAAGATATTATTTTATAAATTTTTAAGAGAAAACCCATCGTTTGCTTCTGAATTATTAACTGGAGTTAAATTATTTCCGTTTCAACACATGTCGATTAAAGCGATGATGGAAACAGATTACTTTTTGGGCATTTGGAGCCGAGGAATGAGTAAATCTTTCTCAACAGCCGTTTATGCCATCTTGGATGCAACTCTTCATCAAGGAGTTCATATCGGTTTAATTAGTAAATCCTTTCGTCAGGCGAAAATGATTTTCAATAAAATGGAAGAAATCAGTCTTAGCCCAAAAGCAGAATTATTTGCTCAAGCTATTACTAGAGTTTCAAAAAGTAATGACCAATGGACTATGGAAATTGGCAGAAGTAAAATAACAGCACTCCCACTTGGGGATGGAGAAAAACTTCGTGGTTTCCGTTTTCAAAGAATGATCATTGATGAGCTTTTGTTAATGCCAGAAAAAGTTTTAAATGAAGTTATTATGCCATTCCTTTCTGTTGTTGAAAATCCTACAGAACGTCAAGAAATATATGATTTAGAAACTAAATTAATAGATAGTGGCAAAATGAAGGAAGAAGATAGGAAGCAGTGGCCAAATAACAAAATTATTGGTTTATCTTCTGCATCTTATCGGTTTGAATACTTATTCAAGCTATACTCTCAGTATGAGTCACTAATATTGAATAAAAACGATCAGGATGGCGCTCACAGGACTATTATGCATTTTAGTTATGACTGCGCTCCTGATCAATTATATGATCAGAATCTGATCAATCAGGCGAAGGCCACGATGAGCGAAGCTCAATTCAGCAGAGAATTTGGCGCTGTATTCACAGATGATAGTTCTGGATATTTTAAAGTAAGCAAAATGATGGAGTGTACTATTCCAGATGGTGAGGGTCAAAGCGTTGAGATTATAGGTAATCCAGATGACGAATATATTTTATCAATTGACCCATCTTGGTCAGAAAGCGAAAGCTCTGACGATTTTGCAATGATTTTAATTAAAAGAGATAAAAACAAACCAAAAGGCACAGTCGTTCACAGTTATGCTATGTCAGGAACAAGTCTGAAAAATCATATTATTTATTTATATTATTTATTAAATTATTTTAATATAGTTTCGATTGTGGCTGACTATAATGGAGGGGTTCAATTCATTAATTCATGTAATGAAAGCGAAGTGTTTAAACAGGCAAAAATAAAATTAGATATGATTGATGCAGATTTTGATGATCTGCAAGAATATGAGTCTGGATTACGGAACGCAAGAAATCAATACAATTTACAAACCAAAAAAATTGTTTATTTAAGAAAACCCAGTTCTCAGTGGATTAGATATGCAAATGAATCCCTACAATCTTCTTTTGATCATAAAAATATATATTTTGCTGGATCGGCAATGGATGATGATTATAACATGCAGAGAAAAAGCTCTATACCAATTAAAGATTTGAAGTTTATTAAAAATTTCGATGATAACCAACCAGACGGCGCAAAGATGATTGATTTTGTTGAGCATCAAAAAGATATGATGGATTTAATTAAAGTTGAATGTGCTTTAATTCAAGTAACGACTACGGCACAAGGAACACAGAGTTTTGATTTACCATACAACTTAAAAAAGCAAAGAGGCGCAGATAAAGCAAGAAAAGATTCTTATTCCGCTTTAATATTAGGAAATTGGATGATTCAAATTTATTTTGATATGATTAATCAAAAGACAAATAACACACAACAAACTTTCACTCCAATGTTTATAAATTAACTTTTTGAAAGTTAAAGTTAACTTTTCGACTTTATCGTGTAATATATACAGTTATGTCTAAAAGATCTTATAGCAAAAAATCCCAATATTGGGAAAAATTTAATAAAAGTCAAATTTCAATGATTCAAGAATCTCAAGCGAGTTTTAATCCAAGTTTATCTGGAGAGCCATTTTATACATCCACGGCTTCTTATTCTAGAAGTTCTGGTGGCAATAACCCCAATGCTTCAAGAATCAATAGATCTGCTGTATCACCAACAATAGATAGGTATAGCAGCATTAGAGGGGGACTTTTGCCTTATAATTATGCAATGGATGGGGTTAATGTGAGAGAGGCTATAGAATTATGTCAAAAAGCTTACGCTAATGTAGCTATTTTTAGAAATGCTATAGACATTATGTCTGAATTTGCAAATACCGAAGTGTTTTTAGAAGGTGGCACTAAAAAAAGTAGAGATTTCTTTTATGATTGGTTTAAAAAAATTAATTTATGGAATTTAAAGGATCAATATTTTAGAGAATACTACAGAAGTGGTAATATTTTTATATATAGAATTGATGGAAAATTTCAAACAGAAGATTTTGCAAAGCTGGTGAATTCTTTGTCTCCAATAAATACTTCTATTAATAAAATACCATTAAGATATATTATATTAAATCCATTTGATATAATAGCAAAAAGAAGTTCTACATTCGCTGTTGGAGCTTATGAAAAGATATTATCAGAATATGAAATGGCTCGTTTGCAGAATCCTTCAACAGAAGAAGATCAAGCGATATTTGATAGTTTACCAGCTGATGTAAAACAAAACATTAAAAATGGATCTTATTATACTGATGGTTTAAAGATAGAATTAGACCCTAAAAAACTAGCTTATTCTTTTTATAAAAAACAAGATTACGAACCATTTGCCATTCCTTTCGGCTATCCAGTTCTTGAAGATATAAACGCAAAGCTTGAATTGAAGAAGATGGATCAAGCCATCACCAGAACGGTTGAAAATGTGATACTGCTCATCACAATGGGTGCTGATCCAGATAAGGGCGGAATTAATGCTCAAAATTTAAACGCTATGCAAGGCTTATTTAAAAGCGAAAGCGTGGGGAGGGTACTTGTGTCAGATTATACAACAAAAGCTGATTTCGTTATACCAGATTTAAATAAAGTCTTAGGTCCAGAAAAATATAAAGTATTAAATGAGGATATCAAACAGGGACTTCAGAATATAGTAATAGGAGAAGAAAAATATAGCGCAACTGAAGTCAAAGCTCAAATCTTCGTAGACAGATTAAAAGAAGCTAGATTAGCTTTTTTAAATGATTTCCTACAAAAACAAATAAAAAGAATATCTAATGATTTAGGATTTAGATCTTATCCAACGGCAGTGTTTAAAGATATAGACATGAGAGATGAAACTCAACTTATGAGAGTATCTACAAGATTAATGGAATTAGGTATATTAACTCCTCAACAGGGCATGGATATGTTCCATAATGGTAGATTCCCGAAAGCTGAAGAAATAGCTCCCGCGCAATCAACATTTATTAAAGAAAGAGAAAGTGGTTATTATAACCCAATAGTCGGTGGTGTCCCAATGCTGTCTTTGCCAGATAGTTCAATTGTTGAAAAAAATACCACAAACAAAACAGCTGGAAGACCAGAAGGCACAACTGGCATACCTTTATCTAAAGCTCAGTTTTCAAGAAAAAACATACAACAAGTCGTCGGTGAAATAGAAATCGCCAGAAGCTTTGCAAAACAAGAGATTAAGAAAAAATTAAATATAAAAAGATTTAATAAAGAACAGGAAGGCATCTTAGATAAATTATGTGAAGCCATAGTTTGTTCTACGCCAATAGAAAACTGGAAAGAAGAATTATCTTCGTGCATAAAAAACTTTGATAAAATAGAATCATTAGGTGTAAATAGCAGTATATTAAATATTGCTAGTGTTCATCAATTAGAAGTATATCAAGCAGCAATTTTACACCATAGTACTCAAAATGAAAATTAATTTAAAAGATATCCAAGTTCCACTCGAAAAAACAGTTAGTTATGCTAACGGCCAAGTCGAAATTTCTTTGGCAAAAATGACAGATAAGAAAGCAGGTATATACAAATCATTCATGAGTACTTGCGCTTCGGATGACAAGGCGCTTGTTGATACTTCAGATATGGATGAAGAATCTACAATGAAAACATGCGCTGTAAGTTTCGACAAAATGAAGAATATGTTAATGGAGGAAAGTGAGTCTGGAGAATTAACTCCAAAACAAAAGCAGCTTCCTCCTGCACTTCAAAAAGCAATTCTTGAAAAAATGAAAAAATCATCAAATCCAGATACTGAAAAAGATATGGAAGAGAATGACGCTTCTGGGCAATCAACAAAAATGCTTTCAAAAAATGATCAAGCTAAAGAAACTTTTGATGGGGAAACTTTAAAAATTAATAAATAAATTTATTAATGAGTTATAAATATACAACTTTTTTTGAAGCCCCAGTCGAAGTTTGCAAGATAAATGAAAATTCATTTATATCGAAGGCATCTTTAGATAATTTGCATTCGCTTGTTCCTCAAAATATAAATTTTGAAGACAATATAGATTTAATTGGCGTGGCATTTAATGCCGCTGTTGTTAATAAATTTAATAAAAACGGTGATGG